TGTTGTATTAGGAGATGTATATCAACTAGGAGAGCATAGATTAGTATGTGGAGATAGCACCAAGATAGAAGATGTAGAAAAACTAATGAATGGAGAGAAAGCAGATATGGTGTTTACTGACCCTCCATATAATGTAGATTATGGTGGAAGTCAAAATCCTATCTGGGGGAAAGGGGATAAGACAATTGCTAACGATAATATGACTAGAGATGAATTCCTTATTTTCTTGGAGGATTCAATAGCCAATATGATAATTTCAACTTCTGGTGCATTATATATTTGTATGAATGCGAAGGAATGGGGAACAGTTAGAAAAGCATTTGAGAATAAGGGAGGGCATTGGTCAAGTGATATTATCTGGGTAAAGGATAGAATTGTTCCTGGAAGAAAAGACTATCATTCAAGATATGAAGCAATTATGTATGGATGGGCAGATAAAGGAAAGAGAACATGGAATGGTGAGAGATTACAGAATGATGTTTGGGAAATAAAGAGAAACAGTAAGAACGATTTACATCCAACTATGAAGCCAATTGAATTGTGTGCAATGGGAATAGAAAATAGCAGTAATAGAGATAGTATTGTATTAGACCTATTCGGAGGTTCAGGTTCTACTCTAATAGCTTGTGAACAAACTAACAGGAAGTGTTATATGATGGAAATATCACCTCACTATTGTCAAGTAATCATTGATAGGTGGGAGAAATTAACTAATATGGAGGCAAAGAAGTTATGAGTAATAACGGGAATAAAATCGGGAAGGGTAATCCTCCTGTAGATAAGCAGTTTACTTCGGAAAATCAACCTAGTCCAGAAGCAAAGAGTAAGGGTTGGGAGAGGCGTAGAGAAGCACAGAAGATACTTGATGAGTTTATGTCTAAGGGGGAGATGTCTTATAAAGAAATTAAAGACCTATTAGCTGATGTTAAGGTACACCCAGAGAAGCACACTCTAAGGGAGGTTAAGATAGCCAACTACTTAATGAGTACTAAGTACACTTTGGATTGGTTAGATAGACATATAAGCAAAGCACCTCAGGAAATAGACATGACCAGTAAGGGGGAGAAGATAAACACTATAGAAGTTAAGTTTGTAGGGGGATTAGAAGATGATACAACAGAAGAAAGCCCTGCAAATAGTGGGGACACAAGTTCTCAAAAAGACACTTCTGAGGGAGAAACAAGGATATAAAGTAATATGTCATGAGGGCGGCAGTCGTAGCTCAAAAACTTGGAGTATCTTTCAATTCCTTATTCTTAAAGCTCAGGCAGGAGAGAAACTTACTATTACGATTGTTAGAGATAAGATGACTTGGATCAAGTCTACTTTACTTTTAGATTTTAGAGATTTGGTTGAAAGGTATGGGATAGAAATATCGCCAGAGATAAATGTAAACAGAGCTGAACAGGTGTATAACATCAATGGGACTGAGATAGCTTTCTTTGGGTTGGACTACGCGGAGAAATTACACGGAAGAACGCAGGACTGGTTTTGGATTAACGAAACAATGGAAGTTGCTAAGAAGCATTTTGACCAGTTGGAAATGAGAACTAAGCAGGGTGCGATATTAGACTACAATCCTTACGACGATTCTCACTGGGTGTTTGACCTACAAAAAAGAGACGATGTTTGTATGATTCATTCTACTATGTTGGATAATCCCTTTTTGCCTTTGAGTATTATTAACAAGATAAAGAGTTATGAGCCGACATTAGAGAACATAGAGCAGGGAACAGCCGATAATTATATGTGGGAAGTGTACGGGTTAGGTAAGAAGGCAAGATTACAGGGTGCTATATTTGAAAACTGGGATGTTGTAGAAGAGATACCGTCAAACGCAAAGTTTATTGGATACGGGCTTGATTTTGGTTACACCAACGATCCAAGTGCTTTAGTTTCACTTTATACTATGAATAATGAGCTGTATTGGGACGAGTTATTATATGAAACGGGACTCTTAAATGAGGACATAGCCAATAAGATGGAGTTTCTAGTTCCTGATAAGAACTTGTTTATATACGCAGACAGTAGTGAGCCAAAGAGCATAGAAGTAATTAAAAGAAAAGGATTTAACATAAAGCCCGCACAAAAGGGTACAGACAGTATTAGGTTCGGGATTGATTTTCTAAGACAGTACAAAATGCATATTACAAAAAGGAGCATACACTTAGAGAACGAATTGCGAAAATATAAGTGGGCTGAAGATAGAGCAGGTAAGACTCTTAACGTTCCTATAGACGCTAATAATCATCTCTGTGATTCAATGAGGTATGTAGCTACGATGACTTTAAGTAGAGGAAAGCCAAGAGTGTTTACAAGCAAACCTCAAGCGTTTCGGTAATATGGTAAAATATATAAGATAATTTAGAATTTAGAATTATGCTAAAAAAGAAATTTCCGAGCGAAGATTCTGTAGGACGATTAAGACAATACGGTACTTATGAGCGACTACTAGAAGGTAATCATTATTCTGCGTACATGGGTGAGATAGGAGACAAATTTTCTGATAAGTATAAAGCTCTGCGATACATGACTTGCAATTTTGCAGGTTTAATTTCTAAGGTCATGGCGGATGTTTTATTTGGTGAGAAGGCAATCATAGAGTCTAGTGAAAACAACACTAAGGAGCAGGACTTCATAGATGCACTTGTTTATGAGAACAATTTGAATACTCAGTTATACGAATCCTCTTTAATGAATTCTGCTAGAGGAGACGCAGTACTTAGAATTAGAGTTGAGGACAAGCAGATTAAAATAGAAGATATCAATCCTGCTATGTACTTCCCTACGATTGGTAAAAACTTTAGAGACGATCCTAGCGAGAAGAAATTGGTGTGGAAGGAGTATCTTAATAATGACAAGGGAAAGCAAACGACTTACTTGATAGAAGAAACATACACTAAAGGTGTGATAGAAACTAATATTTATGAAATGAAAGGTAAGGACGAACAAGAAGTAGTTAAAAGAATAACAGTTAAAGATTACAATGCTTTAGCGGGTACAACGTATGAAGAAAAGGTAGACACAGGAATAGAGGAGATACCAATAGTTCATATTCCAAACTTTAGAGTGAATAATAATTATTTTGGTATGTCGGACTATCACGATTTAGAGTCCTTGTTTTTTGCTATTAACAACCGAATGACTAGCATAGACAATATTTTAGACAAGCACTCAGACCCTATACTAGCAGTACCAGAGGGAGTGTTAGACGAGAAAGGGAATGTAAGGAAGGAAGCATTACAAATGTTTGAGTTTAGAGAGGGAGAAGATAAGCCAGAGTATATTGTATGGAATGCTAATTTAGATATGGCGTTTCAACAGATAGACGAGATTATTAAAACAATATTTCTTATAGGAGAAGTGTCTCCTGATGTTGTAGGACTTGATTCAGGTAAAACATCAGCCGAGAGTGGTAGGGCTTTGAAACTAAGAATGCTTAGAACGTTAGCCAAGAAGAACAGAAAAGGGTTGTATTATGAATTGGGTATACAAAAAGCCATTGAAATAGCGAGTATGTTTGCTAAAGCAGGAAACGTAGTAGGAGATATTACGTACAAGGGCGACCCTATTATTCCTAATGTAATGTTTGCTGACGGTGTTGTAGATGATAAGGTAGAAGAAATACAAAACGAAATGCTTAAACTTGAGTCGGGACTATCCTCTCAAAAGAGTTCTATTAAAGTTGTAGAAGATTTTAATGATGAACAAGCAATGGCACGTATTAAAGAGATTAAAGAAGATAAAGCCGATAGAGCCGATTTTAATTCTGACAACCTTTTTCATCAGTATCAGGCGGAGGTAAATAAAAAAGATAAGGGTATAAATAATGAAGAATAGTGATGTAAAGAAATTGGCAAAAAAGTATGCCAAGATTTTTGGTGTACATCAGGATGAAATTGTAAGGTTATTACTCTCAGGAGACACGTATTCTTTAACGGAAAGAGAGGAGATTTTACAAGCGATAGCATACGAGTTAGACAAGTTAGAGAGACAGTCAGATCAGTTCATAGATAAGACTGTAGATAAGATGTACAAAATGGGTGCTATGGAAGCAGCAATGGGCTTAGCAGCTGTAGGTGTGGCTTCTATGATTTTTAACAATACTCATAGGGAAGTAATATACAATATAGCAAACACAGCAAAGGTATCGGTCAATGAAGCGATTTCGGGAATATTCAAATCATCTAGTAGAATTCTTGGAGAAGCAACAGAGCAAAGATTAAAAAGCATTATTTCTGAGGGAAAGATTAGCTCTGCAACTAGAAAGGAAATGGCTTATAGGGTTACAGAAGCATTAAAAGAACAGAGAGTCTTTATATTAGATTCTTCAGGAAGGAGATGGGATATTGAGAAGTATGCAGAAATGTTTATTGATACGAACTCTATGAAAGCATATAACGAAGGGGTGGTTAATCAGGTTTTAGAAAGAGGGCAAGACCTAGTTTATGTTACCAGTTATTCAAGCTGTAAGTGTGATATATGTCTAGCATGGGAAGGGAAGGTGCTAAGTATTAGTGGGGACAATCCTAACGTTCCTAGTGTACAGGACGCAAAAGACGATGGACTTTTTCATCCTCGATGTAGACACCGTACAAGACCATTACCTAGTAGTGAAGCAATAAAGTATGAGTAATTAAATGTAAGAAATGCTAGTTTGCTTAATATGTTATAATTATGTTATATTAAATAGTTAATTTAATTATCTATTGTGAGCGAGTACGAACTCGGTAAAAACGAATCACAATGGGAAGGAGTTAAAATGGCGAAACAATCCAAGAATGCGACTTCTGGGGAAACTCAGGAAACAGAGTCCAAATCTAAGGACACTTCTGCGGAGAAGAAAACTACCGAGAGTTCTAAAGAGGAAGGATTTAATTTATCTGAGGAGCAATGGTCTGAGGTGTTTAAGCACCCTCGTTTTACAGAATTAAACGAGAAAGCCAAGAAAGCAGAGAGTGAATTGGCTAGGATAGAAAAAGATAAAGACCAAGAGCTTCAGAAGAAGTTGAAAGAGGAAGGTAAGCTAGAAGAACTTCTTGAGGAGAAGGAAAAGGAAATAGAACGACTTACATCCAACCTTCAGGAAAAGCAACTTAACAACGAGGTCATGTCTGTGGCGTCAAAACTCAAAGTAGTGGACACTGACGCTGTGGTCAAACTTCTTGATAAGAGCAAACTTGAAACTGGTAAGGATGGAAACTATCTTAATGTAGAGAGTGTTGTTCAGGATCTTATTTCTGATAAACCTTATTTGGCAAATGCTCAATCTAATGTCCGCTCAGACATTGGGGGAAGTGCAAATGCGTCTACCGACTCTCAGAGTGGAGATATCATAATGACTAAGTCAGAACTTAGAGCTAAACTGCAAGACCATAAATGGTATACAGAACACAAAGATGAAATCGAAACTTGGAGGAAAGAAGGTAGAATAGATAACAGTAGATAATTTTAATGTTAAAAGAAAATGACAGATTATAGTTCAATAAACACGACTCAAGCCGACTCTTTTATCCCTGAAATATGGCTAAATGAAGCAATTACTGCTTTAAGAAGCAATCTTAATCTCGCAAAAACAGTTCGTAGAGATTTAGATTCAGCCGTAGCAAAGTATGGAGATACAATCCATATTCCTATGACAGGAGCTTTATCAGTAAATGATAAAACTACAAATGAGAATGTTACAAGACAAGCACCTGCTGATGATGAGGTGAGTGTAGTTCTTGACAGTCATAAGGAAGTAACTTTCATGGTAGAGGACCCAGCAAGAGCACAAGCAAATCAGGACCTTAGAGGTCTTTACATAAAGGATGCAGTCATCGGATTAGCCGAAGAGCTAGAAGGTGATATAGTAGCAGAATATGCTAACGCAGGAGATGATATTACTTTTGATGATACATCTGATGCGACAATAGAAGCTTCAATGTTACTCATAAGGAAAGCATTCGTTGATGCGAAAGCACCTATGTTGGACCCTAAATACTTTTATGCTAGTCCTTCAGTTGTAAATGACTTGCTAGGAGTTGACAAGTTCACTAAAGCAAATGAGTATGGTTCAAGAGCACCTCTCGTTGAGGGAGCAATCGGAGATATATTTGGGATTAATGTATTTGAATCTCAATTAGTTCCTTCCGCAGGTTCTCCAGCAGTAGAGCATTGCCTTGCCTATACAAAAGATGCTATCGCTTTGGTAATGAGAAGTTTACCAACAGATGGAAATGGTGAAGGAGTAACCCAGTCAGTAGTAACAGACCCTATAAGTGGAATCTCAATGAGATTAACTTCTAGTTATGATGCTAATGCACTAGGCAGACAGGTAACACTAGATATGCTATATGGTATACAGACAGTAAGAGATGGATTCTTATTTGATGTAAATGCCTAATAGTTTATAGATGTTAAGAGGCATAACGGGGGCTTAATCGCCCCTGTTGTGTTTTATAGATAATATGTGTAGTATAAATTATGGCATTATTAGTGAACCCCAGAGGGAGGGTCGTTGAAATAGATGACCAACGACATATAGAAAAGAGAATTAAGGAAGGATTTCGGTTCGCCAATAAAACTGAAAAAAGAACGTACTACAGAGAAAGAAGAAGAGTAGAACCCACACAAGAAGGATGTGGGATTTTTTTTAGAAAGAATAATGACAATCCACACGGTTACGGGCAGTCTACTGCACCTTTAATTAGGGCTTTAGAGGATACTGGGCTTAGTGTAACAAGTGATTATTCAGGACAAGAGGTTGGAGTGGTGTATTCGTACCCACACCCGTTAGAGAGCTTACAGACAGAAAAGAAAGTTTTATATTCTATGTTTGAATCTACAAAAATAGATCCTGCTTGGAAACCTTATTTAGAAATGGCGGACAAGATATTTGTACCCAGTAAGTTTTGTCAAGATGCGTTTGCTAGTAGAGGAGTTTCTAGTGAGGTTATTGCGTTGGGATATAATCCTGACAATTTTTATTATCAAGAGAAAAAGAATGACGGGGTGTTTACTTTCACTATGTACAATGCGTTTGACCAGAGAAAAGGTTGGGATATTGTGTTTGGTGCGTTTGTTGAGGAGTTTGGTAAGCAAGAAGATGTAAAACTAATTCTTAAAAGTGTCCAAAGGAAATTACCGTTTCCTATTTTAAGAAGCCAGTATCCAAACGTAGAAGTAATTTTAGAAAAAGTAGACCAAAGGGAGTTAAGAGAATTGTTGTGGGAGACCGACTGTTTTGTATTCCCTAGTAGGGGGGAGGGGTTCGGACTGCCTCCTTTGGAAGCGTTGGCGTGTGGTACTGCTTCTATTATTCCAAACGGTAGTGGTATGAGTGAGTATTTTAATGACGAATATTTCATAGAATTAGAAATAGAAGGACTAAGACCCGCTATTTATGAAAACTTTGATATTAAAGTAGTCGGCGAAATGATTGAGCCAAGTAAAGAAGATCTAAAAAAGAAAATGCGATGGGCGTATGAGAATAGAAACAAGGTGTGGCAAATGGGATACGAGGGTTCTAAATGGGTCAAGGATAATTACACTATACAAAAGACGGGTATAAAACTAGCTAATGAATTAAGGAAATTAGGAGTTAGAAGACCAGAAGCGAGGAGTGTTGTTATGAATCCTAAAAAGAATAGAAAATCGGTAGCTTTCTTCTTAAAGAACAGAGATATGTATTCAGGGGGGAGGATATTTGTGTATCAGATAATTCAGGCGTTATGTGAACTAAATTATGATGTTACTATGTATACTAATATGCGACCACCTTGGGAAGACGATTTGAAATGGAATAGAGATTACAAAACAGAAATTATGTCTGTAGAAGAGTTGTTAGAATTGGAAGTTGACGCAGATATTTATATGGGGGCTGTAGTAGAAGGCAATGTAGCGTGTGCTAGAAACGGTATAAGAACAGGCAAGCCAGCGTATTGTTTTATGTTTGACCCTATTCCTATGGTGGAGAAGTACGATGCTGATAGATTAGAGGGCGAAAAGCAAGGGTATTTTGAAGTGGATAATTTAATAGCTATGGGAGAGAGTATAAAGCCAGTATTTTTAACTAAGTTTGCTCAGGATTTGTGTCGGGACTATTACGAAAAAGAGGGTAGTGTTTTGCAACCTTGTGTGAACGATAAAATAGCGGATAAGTATAAAAGTAAAAGAGAAAACATAGTTATTGCTTCAGCTACTACAGGAGAGAGAGACAAAGGATTTGAACAAGCGTTAAAGGTGTTTTCATTAGCACCAGACGATTGGAAGTTTCATATTTTCACAAGTTCAATGAGTTCTCAATTGAATGAATGGGTATCTAGGTATGGATTAGGGGATAGAGTCGTAGCTCATTATGACAGACCAGAT